CTTTCGGGGCCCTGGGCGCAGTGCAGTTCAACCGTCCGCCTATGGCAGGAATCCTTTCCTGTTGTTGGCGAACGATTGCGGTGTTAAAACACCGCAGGACCATAAGGAGTGTGGTGCCTTTGGCTAACCATCCCTATTCGGGTGTTACAACCCGTACCAGGGTAATTCCTGGAGGAGATGGGCCTGTCCGAGGTTCGCTTAAAACACGGACCTTTGATGACAGGTTACCGTCTGTTGTTGGCGAATACGTCAGCAGCAGTACGATAGATGTAAAGCCATTGGTGGGGTCGCAAACAACGACCTCACAAAACAATCCGAGTTGGAGACGCTCTAAAGGCGCCTTCAACTACGATATTGGCGGAGACTTCTTCACTCAAAAGCGATGGTGCCCCACTTCGTGGGGTACTGTTACTCTAGAGGGTAGGCGTCTCGATGGACATCAGGTGTCCGACATGATATATGCCGGGCCTCTGTTGCCCTTGGCCCCTGCGTTTACAGCGTTTCCTACGGCATTCCCGAGTGGAAATTCCACTCTGGATGCGTTTGGAGCAAAGGCTATAGCGCAGTGTAAGCCCACCAATGCCGTAGCGGACATGTCCACCTTTCTTGGTGAGTTCCTACACGAGGGTTTACCCCGAATGATAGGAAACATCAAGAGCTGGAAGGACAAGACGTCAATAGCCAAAAAGGCTGGAGACGATTATCTTGCCTATCAGTTTGGGTGGAAACCAATTATGGATGATCTCTTTGGCATCGCTAATGCGATGCTTCATGCTGAGCAGATAATGCGTCAGTATGAAAGAGATTCAGGCCGTATGGTTCGCCGCCGGTTTAGTTTTGCACCAGAACGGAGCATCTCGTCGTCAACGGTGAGATCGAACGTATCCCCCTACATTCCAGTAAGTGGGGATGCGTTGTATACGGTCTCGCCAGCGACGGGCAAGGTGATATGTGTGACGGAGACGTCACGCAATCGTTGGTTCTCTGGCGCGTTTACCTACTATCTCCCTTCGGATTATTCAACCCGAGGGGCGATGGCAAGGCAACTCGCCATGGCCAAGAAAACTATTGGCCTGAGTCTAACTCCAGACGTTGTCTGGAACCTTGCTCCGTGGAGCTGGGCTGTCGACTGGTTCACTAATGCCGGTGATGTTCTTTCGAACGTTACCGACTGGGCCACCGATGGTTTGGTGATGAAGTATGGGTACATGATGGAGCATACCCGTTCCGTCAACACCTATTACTACAGCGGCTTCAGCGGACTTAAATCCGCCCACGCCGTGCCTATGCCTTTAAGTTTGGTTGTTGAAACCAAGCAAAGAAGGAAGGCTAACCCCTTTGGGTTCGGACTGACCTGGGGTGGCTTATCGCCACGCCAGTTGTCCATTCTCGCGGCACTTGGTATAACCAAGACACACCGGTAACGGTGCTTGTCGCGTGAGCTGGACGCATTGCGTCAAAACGCCAATGGGGGTCGGCAACGGCCCCTAGGAGAGATGCTCATGTCATTCACTGACCCTCTGTCCATCACTATCAGCGGTACCACGACGCCGCTCCCGCGCATCAGCGTGGGGGACGACGAAAGTGAGTACCAAAGTGGTGATGGACTTATCCACGTCCTCGCGAGCCATGACTATGGCAAGCGGGTGCGTAGGGTCTTGAGGATCGATACGTCGAAGATCTCGGCGGATCCGTATAAGCCCGCGGAAAACGTGAAGGTTTCGATGAGCCACTATGTGGTCTTCGACCTTCCGCCCGCGGGCTACACGCCCACCGAGGCGCTGGCGGTGTACACTGGCTTCAAAACCATGTACAGTGCTAGCACCGACGCCATGATCACGAAGCTCCTCGGTGGCGAGTCCTGAAAAGGACGAGCTACCGCCTGTGTGGATCTTACAGATCCACGCAGAAGAGGAGTTGGATGGTCATGGAGGTTATGCGCTATGGTTAATAGCCATACCGACGACCGTCACTCGCGTAGCGGGGCAAGAGCTCCGAGACGCGTGGGTGGTCGTAGGGAAGGTGATCGGCAGCTTGTCACTACTGTAAGCCGAAAGGCTTTGGTGGTGATAGTTGCATTGATCAACTTTGCGTTTTACCTTATCCAGAACCTGGGAGACAGATGTGATCCGTTTCCCTAGATCTGAGTGAGTTGTAGATCAGATACCCTATCAGGAGGTAGTTATGGCGCTCGTTGAGCGTTCGTGGAAGGGGCGCACCCATTGGGTGATGCCCTTGGCTGACATCTCTTCGAAGCGAGAGCTTCGGGAGTTGACCAACCGTAAGTTCCCCGAGTTCCTCCGGGATGAGCAAATCCTGTGGTACCACGTAGACTACGTGGGCCTTAGGATGAACTGTTCCGGAGTGCTCATTGAGGCCATGATTAACCTCCGCCTACAGGATGTGGCAAAAGCCACGTCCTAAAGGCTAAGGTATCTGGTCTCTTCCTTAGACGCCATGAGCTATGGATGCCCACCTTCTAATTTAGGAGGGAGCATGAAAAGCCTGACGTCTCTCTGGTCCTGTATCGCGGATGAACTTGCGATACGATGTTGCACCAGCGCCACTCGCGACATAAAAACTGTCGTGAGTCGGACTGAACACGAGGGGTTGTCGTTTTTGGCGATAACCCTGGCGGACTACGGAAAAGCTCTCGAAAGGAGCTTGGACCGTGGCTTCGTCGTCCCTTCGGACTTTCCGGGCTTTGCCCGGAGGAGTCTTACTGGTCTCCCTGCATTTCTGCAAGGTTTCCTTGGACGTGTGTTCTGTCCTAGTAGTGGCACACTTCTGGACAATCCAGATGTGGAAGCAATCTATGCTGTGCGTCAGCTAACGCTGATGTTCAGCAAGATCGCCCTTCCGGGCCCTACCCAAAGTGGGACGGGCCAGCCAAAGAACGGCCAGTCGGTCGTTTCTGAGGCACGCGAAAGGCGAGCCATGTCTGGATATATTCAGTGTGAGTATGACGTTCGCGCCTCTGACGCGCGCCTGGATCCTTCTTACATGGAGGATTTCAAGCGTGTGTCAAAGATGCTCTTTGGCGATTTATTCGCCAAGATGGATAGAGATATCCATTGGGGAAGGATATTCCCCAAGCATGGCCCAGGCGCGGTCGCTGATAAACTTAGCAGTAATGCTAAGTGGAATCAGCGAACCTGGACCGCTCGACTCCAAAGGTACCTTCCGGCGGAGTCGGTCCTTATTCCTAACTTGTCCTATAAGGACGAGCTGGATGAGGAAATGAACGTCATCGAACCCGGCGCCGAGTTGCCCGTTAGGGTGATCTCGGTACCTAAAACGCTCAAGACACCCAGGATCATTGCAATTGAGCCGACTGCTATGCAATATGCACAGCAGGGGCTTTTGCGCAGTTTCCTGAGCGCGCTCCAAGAGGATGACTTCCTCTCGCGCGTTATCGGAATTGACGATCAAGAACCCAATAGGGTTCTTGCCTGTCAAGGGTCTCTCCGCGGAGACCTAGCAACACTCGATTTGAGTGAGGCTTCCGATCGCGTCTCGAATCAGCACGTACGGGCTATGCTGGAGGACTTTCCCGAATTGCACGGGTTTGTCCAAGCCAGCAGGTCCCAGAAGGCTGACGTGCCTGGTCACGGAATTATCCGTTTGGCCAAGTACGCGTCGATGGGTTCAGCTCTCTGCTTCCCCTTCGAGGCGATGGTCTTCCTGACCGTCATCTTCATGGGGATAGAAAGGGAACTAAGTGTTCCGCTTTCTCGCGAGGCGGTTATCAAGCGCTTTCGCGAGCAGGTGCGTGTCTTTGGGGATGACTTGATTGTCCCCAGAGACTATGTGCTGTCCGTGTGCGACGAGCTACACCTTTTCGGGTATGTAGTCAACGTCGGCAAGTCTTTCTGGACCGGAAGGTTCCGAGAGTCTTGCGGACGGGAGTATTATGACGGCCAAGACGTTAGTATCGTCAAGGTCCGTCAGGTGCTCCCGACAACACGGCAGGATGCGAGTGGAGTGATTTCCGCAGTCTCGCTTCGCAACCAGCTATATTTAGCTGGCTGTTGGCAAGGCGCGCGGTGGATGGATGTCTACCTAAGGAAGCTCCTTAAGGAGTTTCCGAATGTAGCTCCAACCTCTCCACTGCTGGGCAGGGTCTCGTTCCTCGGATATGAATTCGGGAAACTTGACCGTAATACGCATGGCCCCCTAGTCAGGGGCTATATCATGCGTGCCAAGCCTCCTCGAGACCATCTCGAGGGAGCAGGTGCCCTGCTCAAGTGTCTCAGTGGGAAACCCCATGATCCCGGTTTTGGCCTGAATAGGCTAGACCGCGACTCACAGGAGTCCCGCTTCGACGATGCGAACGTCGATGCTGAGCATTTGGAGCGTTCTGGACGCCCCGAGTACGTCAACATCAAGCTCGGGTGGGCGTCTCCCTTTTAATGGGAGATGAGGGCATACCAAGCCCTGCAGGAGGTGACGAAAGTCCCCTCTGCCCTGATGACCAGACGTAAGTCAAGTCATCGGAGCAGGAGACGGCCGTGAGGCTGTCTCATTGTCGGCGCCGAAAGGCGTTCGACACAGGAG